ATTAACTGTTCCATCTGGTTTAACAGTCAAGGGTGCTGGTCTCTGTGCTACGAAGATTGTTCCTACCACTGCTACTAAGCAGAAGGACTGCTTCTTGATGAACGACAGATCTGTTGTTGAGGATGTCACGATTGCTGACATGTTCTTTGACACTGCTGGCAACCAGGGTTACGCATTCAAGTTTGCTCCTGGCATTGCGATCACATCTAGATCTCCTTATGTACAGCGTGTAACTGTATTCAATAAAGGTAGCAATACTTCTACTGCCGATCCATACGGTTATAATTCTGCAGATTCTGCACCTTCGTCATATAAAGCTGGTGGTGGTGCTTACATTGATGGTTCCGAAGCAGCTGTTGGATCACTCGAAGCAGCATTCCTGTTCAATGAAGTCACATTCATTGTACCGAACAGCAAAGGTCTGATCATGACCAACGGTGCTCGCACTGAGTACCTGAACTGCTTTACCTACTTCGCTGCTGAAGCGATTAAAGGCACATCTGGATCCGTTGGTTTATCTTCTGCTGGTCAAACTAGACTGAGACTGACCGGTATTACAACCGTTGGTGTTGGTAATACAATCACCGTCTTTGACACTGATGGAACAACTGGTGTTGCAACTGCTATCGTTGCTTCTTATGATGGCACTTACTTAGGTGTAACTGGTAAGCAAACCGGTTTTGAACTTCTCAATGCCAGAACTGCTAAAGCTATTACCTTCAACGATGGTGCTCAACTAGACACTACAGTTAAGAAATTTGGCACTGCATCGTTAGCACTTGACGGAACAAATGATTCTATCAGTGCTCCTTCTAGCGGTGACCTTGGTTTCGGAACCAATACAGATTTCACAATTGAATTCTGGGCATATGCAAATACAACCGGTCTGACTAGTGCAACTCTCTTCGATTTAAGAGATAATGGCGCAGATGCTGAAGGTATTAGTATTGCATATCGGGCTGCTGGTGAAGTTGATATGCGGGTTGGTACTACAACCGCTATTACTGGATCTGGCGCAGGCATCGCTACAGGCGTCTGGAAGCACTATGCACTCGCTAGAGGCGGTACAAACACTAGATTGTTCGTTGATGGTACTCAGAGAGGCATTAAGACTTCGGACACCACTAACTATGGTGCATCTAAAGGTATCATAATTGGTGCTGACTTTGACGGAGCAACTCAAAATGTTACTGGTTGGATTGACGACTTCAGAATTGAAAGAGGAGTCGCCAAATACACTGCCAACTTTACTGCTCCCACTGTCGCACATACTGGTGACAAGGACACCGTTCTCTTACTCGACTTTGACGGTGCTAGTGGAGTAACCACAACTACTGATAATGTAATCCGCAATCAAGATATTCGTATCACTCAAGCGGGTGGCGGTATCGGAACTGCAACCAAGGTCATTCTTGCTGACTACAGCAAGTTTGGTGCAGACATGCGCTCCGTTGGTTGTGCTGTTGAATATGGTCAGAAGGGTGTCATTGCTGATGGCGATGGCGTAACTTTAAGACTATTTGCTCTCAACTTCAATCATGTTGGTGCTGGCGGTGACTTCTCTAACGATCCTAACCTAGCAATTCAAGCTAATGAAGTTACCGAAATTAATAACGGTGATGTATCATTCGTTAGCATTGACCAAAGAGGAGACTTCAGAGTTGGAGATGCATTCTTCGTTGATCAAGAAAACGGTACGGTATCGTTCTCACAACAAGTAACCAGCCTCCAAGCACTTTCATCTCTTCAGATTACTGACGGAACTAACAGCAGTACTGTTACTCCCACAAGTGGTACATTCGGTAACATCCAGATTGCTGGAAATAATATCGAATCAACCTCTGGAGATATCAACATTGATCCAGCTGGTGCAGGTTCAATCAACATCACTGGTGATGTCAATGTCCTGGGTATCCTGACTGCGACAACCATCCAACTTGATTCTTTCCAGAAGAACGATACTTCTATCGCTCTGGATGACTCAGGTGCTAACGGCACTATCAGATTCAATACTGATAATGTTGAGGGCATGCGCCTTGACGCTAATCAGAAGTTGGGTATCGGCACTGCCGCACCTAGACAGAGACTTGATGTCCTCGACACTGCTAAGTTTGAGAGACTCGATGTAACTGGCGTATCTACCTTTGCTGAGAGAGTTGATTTCAACCTTAGCATTGACGCAGTTGACGCTAAGATCACTGCCGGTGTTGTAACCTCGTTGGTCGGTACATACGCCACCATCACTACGGTTGATATTGAAACATTAGATGCTAAAGATGTCAACATCACTGGTCTTGCGGTAACAGATACTGTTGGTACTGCCGCAACGATCACCACAATTGACGCAGAAGCTCTTGATGCCTTCGATGCCAAACTTACTGGTATTGCTGTTACTAATGCAGTATTCACCGGCATTGTTTCCTTCAAGGATGATGTAAAGGCACACTTTGGTGATGGCAATGATCTGTCCATCTATCATGATGGTAACAACTCATACATTGATGATTCAGGAACTGGTACACTTGCGATCCGTTCTAACCAAATAGAACTTCAGAAGTATACTGGAGAAACTCTCGCCAACTTTACTGCTGATGGTCGTGTTACCCTACACTACAACAATGGTATTAAACTTGAGACACTAGCAATTGGTGCTAGCATTCGCGGCGTAACTCAAACTGGAACAATTGATGTTGCTACTGATGCAAACATCCATTCAACTCTAACTGTTGATCAGGGTACAATCCTTACAGGAATTGTAACCAGTTCTGCTGGTGTTGAGGCAATCAACATTAATGTTTCTGGTATTCTTACCACTAACAACTTCAGAGTTACTGGAGTTTCTACGGTCGCAGACATTACAATTGGGGCTGGTTCTTCATCAACAAAAATAAATACTAACAGTGGAGAACTTGTTCTTGATTCTGCTGCTGGTCAGGTAACTGTCCAAGACAATCTGAGCATAATCGGTTACGGTACATTCCGTGACGGTCTATATTACAGATCAGATCAAGGTGGATTAACTGGTATTGGATATAGCGGACCTAACGGTGTCGCATTCTTTGAAGCAGATGGAAGACTGGTTAGTGGTCTTAGTACTGTAGGGTTCTTAACAACCTCTAATTACATGCTAACCACGGATGAAAACAACATTCCAATTTGGTCTAATAGCGTTGATGGAGGTACATTCTGATGGCAAAACCAACTACTAGGCAGGAACTCAAGGATTATGCTCTTAGGCAACTTGGAGCTCCAGTTTTAGAAATAAATGTAGCTGATGAGCAGGTAGATGACAATTTAGATGACGCTCTTCAATTATTTCAAGAGCGTCATTTTGATGGCGTAGAAAGAGTTTATCTTAAGTATAAGGTCACTGCAGATGACATCAAAAGAGGCAGAGCAAGGGGTGCTAGCGAATCTCTTGGTATCACTACTTCTACTACAACATCTGGAGACTTTGAGGAGAATACAAATTATTTGACTGTACCAGATTCAGTTATTGGAATTGAGAAAGTACTTTTATTTGATTCAAGTTTCATCTCCAACAACATGTTTAGTTTTAAATATCAGTTGTTTTTAAATGATGTAGCTTTCAATCTTGGATATAGTGGTCTTCTCAGTTATGCGATGACTAAAACATATCTTGAAGATATTGACTTTTTAATGACAACAAACAAGCAGATTAGATACAATAAAAGAAATAATCGTTTGTATCTCGATGTCGATTGGGGATCTGTAACGGAAGGAACATATATAATCATTGATTGCCAAAGAATTATGGATCCTGCAAATTATGCAGGTGTTTATAATGATTCTTTTCTTAAAAAGTATTTCACATCTCTTGTTAAGAAGCAGTGGGGTCAAAACCTCATTAAGTTTCAGGGAGTTAAACTTCCAGGAGGCACTGAACTGAATGGCAGACAAATTTATGAGGATGGTGTAATGGAATTGCAACGCATCGAAGATAGGATGCTTTCCACATATGAAGTCCCACCTCTTGATCTTATTGGATAATGGCGTTAAATCCCTTCTTTCTTCAAGGATCTCCTAACGAGCAAAATCTCATTCAGGAGTTAATAGACGAACACCTGAAAATGTTCGGACTTGATTGTTATTATATTCCTAGAAAAATGATTGTCACTGACGATGTGCTCGGAGAAGTGCAATCGTCAAAGTTTAATGATGCATATATTTTAGAAGCTTATCTCAATAACTATGAGGGATATGCTAAAGGTAGTGATATCATGACTAAGTTTGGTATCAATCTTCAGAATGAAATTACGCTAACGGTTTCTAGGGAGAGGTATGAAGATTTTATTGCCCCCTTTGTAGTTACTCACAACGCAAAAAACGCCGGTAGTGATATTGTTTTTGGAGAAAGACCTAAAGAAGGAGATCTAATATTTTTCCCATTAGGCGAAAGGTTATTTGAAATTAAGCATGTAGAGTTTGAAAATCCATTTTACCAGTTAGGTAAAAATTATATCTATGAACTTCAATGCGAACTCTATCGCTATGAAGATGATTATGTTGATACTGGAGTTATTAGTATTGATGAAAGAGTGATGCAAGAAGGAGAAACAACAACAGTTATTCTTGCAGGTATTGGATCCACAGCTATTGCTACCGTTGACTCGTTTGCCAGTCAAGGTGCATTACAACAAATTTTCTTAAATGATGATGGATATGGTTATACTTCCGCACCCACTGTTAGTATCGAGCCCTCTCCTGCTGGTGTTACTTCATCTAGGGCAGGTGCATTCGCATTTACAACAGAAAGATCAGGTTTGTATTCTGTTGATCAAGTAGTTCTACAAAACCCTGGATTTGCATATACAGAGGCACCAGCATTTACATTTGGTGGTCCTGGTGTAGGTGCAGCTGCAACAGCATCTCTTACAAACAGTGGTATCACATCAATCAGAATTACAGATCTTGGCACAAACTATGTAAGTGCTCCAATTATTACGATTCAGCATCCATCTAATGTTGCTATTGGAACCACTGGCGCAACAGTCGGTAGTAAAGTAGGACAAATTCAAGCAACTGCAATCTCTATTCTTGATGGAGATAGTATCAATAGAATCTTCTTAACTAACGCTGGTTCTGGATATGAAGCAGCACCTAGTATTTCAATTGGAGACCCACTTTCTCTCGGAATTGGTACATTCTTCTTCAACGAAAGAGTGGTTGGATCTCTGTCTGGAACCGAAGGATATGTGAGAGAATTCAATGAGACTGACAGAAAGTTAGAAATCTCAATAAATAATGGCATATTCTATCCTGGTGAATTCATTACGGGAACAGCATCTTCAGCCAGGTATCAAGTTCTAAGTCATAGTGGAATTGACACAACAACTAAATCCACTTTCAATGATGAGTTTGAAATTGAGGCAGAAGGTATCCTAGATTTCACTGAAATTAATCCGTTTGGTACATTCTGATGTTAGGCACTTATTTTTATCACGAGATCCTTCGCAAGACGGTTATTGCGTTTGGAACTCTATTCAATGAAGTACACATTCAGAAAGAAGATAAGAATGGGAACACGATCAGTGATATCAAAGTTCCACTAGCGTATGGACCTAGGTCTAAATTTCTAGCAAAAATAGAACAGCAACAAGAGTTGGCAAAGGCTACTGCTATTACTCTCCCAAGAATGTCTTTTGAGATGAATAGTTTATCTTATGATCCATCAAGAAAAACTTCAGTAACAAAAACATTTAAAGCAGTTGACGATAAGGATAGGGTAAAAAAAGTATTTCTACCAGTTCCGTATAATGTTGGGTTTGAACTCAATATTATGACAAAATTAAATGATGATGCTTTACAAATTGTAGAACAAATTTTACCATTCTTTCAGCCATCATTTAATATCACAGTAGATTTAATAAATTCAATTGGAGAAAAAAGAGATATTCCAATTGTATTAGAAAACATTTCATTTACAGACGAATATGAGGGTGATTTCTCTTCACGAAGAGTCTTGACATATACTCTAAATTTTGTCGCTAAGACATATCTCTTCGGTCCTATTGCCGAAAGCACTGATGGACTGATTCGGAAGGTACAGGTTGATTACTATTCTGATACTAATACACAAACTGCTAAGCGTGAAATGAGATATACTGCTGAACCAGATCCAATCACTGCAGAACCTGGAGATGATTTTGGGTTCAATGAAACTAGTACTTATTTTGATGACGGCAAAGTTTATAGTCCTACTAGACAAGAGGAT